ACCGTCTTGGAAGGATTGAGCCAATTTGATAACTTCAAGTATCATTTCTTGCGCCCAATCCTCCCTGTACTTATAATCAATATCTTTGTATAGGAATTTATCACGTAGAGGTTTGGTAGCTTCGATTACTGCTAGTAAATCCTCTTCGCTTCTAGTCAGTTGATACTTGAAGACCAACTCATTCAACGTCACCCTCGATTTCAGCCCATACATGAGCCAAAATATCACGCATCATCTGCAATTCAGAGATGGTCACTGATTTACCTGCATACTGCAACGGTTTATTCCAGATATCAATTCCCAATCCGTTATAGGCAATGATAACTGAATGGTCTGTGTTGATTCGCAATTCTTTGCCGTCTTTGTAGACAGAGAACGGTCTGTCATCACGAATAGGCACACCCCACTTTCTAGCAATCTCTTTCCACTTTGCATACACTGGTGTTCGTTTATGAGGTGCAATCATAGGTAGTCCTCCATAACTTGTTTAGATTGGTATGGCATTTTGGCGTAGGTAATCATGTCTTTGCCGTTATCAATTAACACATAATCTTCATCTATCTTTATGTCGTTGCAAATGGTGGCAGAACCATACTTTTTGTTTTTGTCGGTCGTATAGTGAGCCATATGACCGTTGGGCAGATAGATTGTCACACTAACCACTCTTGCTACTCGCATAATCACATCTCCTTTTCATAATGCTCTTTTTGAGCCATCATCATTCGCCCAGTTTGTTGTTCTTCTTTAGTTGGTAGGTAAAACTCATGGCGCTTACGTTTCAACTGGTCTTTCTGAACAAGTTTCAATTGAGTGGTTGTTAGTTTGTCTGCAACAACCTTAGCTTCATCTAGGGTGCCGATAAATGTATTGCAAATCTTTACAGGCAACTCCCAGTCAATTCCGATTGAATAAATAACGTCTAACATATCTGGCGAAGCGTAACGCTTATACTCACGATTGTAGACTTCCTCAATCACCAACGTCTTCTTACCCTTCTTCCACTCATTGATTCGGAAGTAGACAGTTGTACGTGCTTCAAAATCAATCTTGAGGTCTGGTAAGTATTTTTTAAGTTCCTGTTTGCTGATTCCGCTCACATTTTCAATCTTGCCTTTCTTGTTTGTCGTGAAGTAGCATAGCGGTGATGTGCTCACCATTTTAATTACATATTCCATAAAAACCCTCCTTAGATTAGCAATCCGATGATAATGATTGCCCAGATGATTAGAAACCCTTTTATAACAGCAGTCCCAAAGTTAACCTCAAATTGGGAAGGTTTACGATAAGTCTTACGTCTCTTACGTCTCGTTAAAAGTTTTGTGCCGTAGTAGGCGTTAGCTTTCATTCCTCCTCCGACGTTCCAAGGTGTTACATATTTACCCATCTTCATCTTCCTCCTTATACTTACATATACCCACTTAAACCTAGTTCTAAACAAAAAGGTGGGAATTAATCCCACCAGTTAGGTAAATCATCCATGTTGCCGTCTAGAATGTCAAATTCTGTAACTGAACGCTCGTTGTAGTCATATTCAAAGGTGTTATTCGCTTCTCTCCATGCGATGTAAGCATATAGAAGAGAGTGGAATGCATCATCTGGTGTTTGGTGTGTATAAACCTTCTTACCTTGACCAGATGGTAGAACCTTGTAGTCTACTTCGAGAGCGGTGTAGTGGTCGATGAAAGTCTCCCAGTACTGCTGATTCAGATATGGAAACTCGAAACGGTGCTTATGGAACATATCGACTACCTTATCCATTACAAATGTACGGTCAACCATAAGAATGTTTTGACCATCCTTTTTCTTCTTCTTCGGGTTTGAATCGAATGAAGTATATCGGAGGGCTAGAATCTTCTTGCCATATCTCTGATAGAGATAATCATTCTCATAACCACCGTAACCAATATCCAAACAAACTCGTTCAACGGAATACTTGTGCATCATGCCTTCAATATACATGAGTTTCTTTTCATAGTCCTGTTCACGAATCTCTTCTGCATAAATGATACGGAACTTGTCGTTAATCATTCTGCCGATTGTCATGATGGTCTTAGAAGTTGTACCGCTACCCCAGTCAATGCCCATGTATGTACCATAAACTGATTGGTACTCCATATCAATGGCGCTATTCGTGTTACGTAAGAATACGTCTCGTGTGATTGGCTTCTTAGAACCAGAGTAAAATTCACCAAGAACCTCGTTCGAGAAACGTTCTGCCGACATAGTTTCATAGTCGTACATGATTGAAGTGGCTGTGTTATGCTCGAATACTAATTGAGAATAGTGATAGCCACTGAAAGCTTTATTTTGGGGTTTCATTGGAATCCATCGTCCACGGGAACGGTTTAGTTCATGACCACACTCTTTACAAGCAAAGAAGTAACCATTACCGTTATCACGCTCCTTGATGTTGTTCATTGTTACGCCCTGTTCATATTCACAGTGTTCACAAGTTACATGCCACTTCTTCTGGTCTGACATATCCCACATCTTATTGTAGTAAGAGCCTGCCTGCTTTGGCGTACCAAAGAACCAGAACCGTCCACGCATCTCTGTCTCCTCATTGTAAATTTGTGAGTGGGAAGCCGACTTAATTGTGTTCTCAATAGCGTCTTGTGAGATATCCTGTACCTCGTCAAAGAATACCATATCAGAAGAAATACCACGAAGTCCGTCACCTTGTCCGTAGGCTGAACCGAAGTAGCCTAAAGCTTCATTCTTCATTCGAATGGCTGAGATAAGGTCACGGTCTTTGTCTACCGCTTTGTCTAGCACTCCACCCCTACTTTGTCTAAGAGCAGGCTTCAATCGGTCACGTACAAAGCGCTGTGTTTGCTCGTCAGTTGGTGTAGCGTAAAGTAATGTGTGGAAAGCTTTCTGGAACAAGTTAACGCTTACTAAGTTCTTGGCTGTTTCGGTCTTGGCAACCTGCCGTCCTGCTACAACTATGATACGTGGGTGTTCATCGTAATAAATTTCCCTGTTAGGTTCGTGACCCTCGAAAGAGAAGGGTTTCCCCTTCAATGTCATCGTATACTCGATAAAAAAGGCAGGGTCACGTTTTAGTTTCCTCGCCAGTTCCCTTTTCTGTTCGTCATTCATATTATTCGTCCTCCATCATGTCGAAGATTGTAGGCTCCGATTTGTCGTCTCCTTTCTTCTTACTCATACGGAACTTGCGGTCAAGACCAAGTGTTGTAATCGCTCGTAGGAACTTGGTATCGAAGTCGATATCGTCCTTCCTTACTGTAGGTACACCAAACTCTGGTGAGTCGATTTCTTTCCGTACAGCGTTGATATAAGAGCGTAAGCCACGGTCTAGAACCATTAGGTCGATTGGTGTGTACTCTGGCTCCTCTTGGGTAAACCAGTTCATGATAGAGATGTAAAGCATCTTCTCTTGTTGGGTCATGAACTTATCTTGATAGCTAAGGAAGATTGCCTTTACCTGTGCTTCTTCAATCTTTTGTAGCATAGTATCTTGATATTGTAATTGACCGCTCATAAAGTGTTGCTTACATCGTCCGTTACCTCTACCGTTTGCAGGCGTGAATGGTGGATGTTTACACACCTTCATCTGCCCTGTAGTCCAATCTACAAAGCCACAGAATGATTGAGACACCTCTAGTTCATACATCATCTCATTGTATTTATCTAAAGCTGTCTGGGGATTCTGCTCATACTCTCTCTCAATCCACCGTAACTCTTCACCGCTTATCGGTTGTACTGCACCCTCTTCTCCAGACTCGATTCGCTCGATAACATTCCGAATCACCTTACTACCCCTGTCATTCTTTGGTTTTTTACGTTCTGCCATATTAATGTCACCTCCATATATATAATATCTTTTCATGCTTTAAAACACCAAAAGCCCTCGTTAGAGGGCGAATTTTGGTTTGTCATCTTTGCACTTACGTAAGGTCAAAGTTGATGGATTTAGAAAAGCTAACATGATATGCGCATCTTCCACGTAGCCAGTTACCTCTCCGTTCTTCATAATCAAAACGTTCCGAATGTATACGCTATTTTCGCTTTCAATATCCTCTTTAATAATACTTGCATCATCTTCGTTACGTGCCAACATTACAAACTCTGTGTCGAAGCAGTCTTTAATTGTAATCTCAATAACTTCATATTCCTGCATTTGTACCTCTCCTATTCCGCAATCTCTAATTTGACTTGCTTGTGTGTTCCTTCTGGGTATACCAACTGGAAACGCTGATGACCTAGCTTGTAGAAGCTGTCACCTTTTGTTGATTCAAAGTGTAACTCTGGTGCTTTACGTGGCTCTCGTGATAGAATCTCTTCAACCACTGGTAGGTGTCTGTGATAGATGTGGGCATCTTGAATGAAGTGTGTAAAGATACCTGCTTGGTAACCCGTCGCTTTAGCAACCTGCAACATCAAGCAGTAATATTGGAATGAGTTAATCATCCCTGCCACAACAAAATCACTAGAGCGCTGAACTAATGTCATGTTCAACTGGTCACCTACAACCTGCCAGATGGTTTCATATGCACACTCTTGTAGTTGTTTGTGTGCTTCTCCTTCTGGTTCAAACATTGACATAATCATTCGACGGTCTGGTGAATGTGTAAGTTTGTGAAGTAGCCAGTCCATCTGGTCTAGGTGCATACCCCACTCCCAACGCTTCCTATTAGCAATCTGCCAACCATAACTGTCACCAATCGTTCCATCATCTCTAGCCCATGCTCGCCACCATATCACTCCGTATCTTTCTTCCAATAGGTCAACCGAATTGGACTTGTCTCGATAAATCCAATCAATCTCTTTTAGAGCACTCTTCCATGCTAGGGGTCTAACAGTCGTGTAAGGAAACTCCCCCTTACGTGCATCAAATTGCATAATGACTGGTCTTGGTAATGAAAGAGCATAAGCATATTCACCGTCTCGATACATGGCTCTAACTGAGCGCCTACTGTCTTTGTCAGTAACTCCATTCTCATAAATATCTCTTAATACATCTGTGTAAATCTTATCACTCAAGGTCGAGCACCTCCACAACAACCGCTTCTCCCAAGTTCGTTAAAAAGAACTCTAGGATAATTTCAATCTTTCGAGTTAGTACGTGAATAGCTGTTAATAATTCTTCGAGAAGTTTAATTTCTTCTTCTGTCTCCGCTTCCTCTTCGAGTGGTAAACCCATAACTTCCATCGCTTTCATCTCTTCTACAGCTTCCAATAAATACTCTTGCATGTTATCGTACAGTGGCTTGAAGGCTCTGAGAGATTCTACAGTTGGTTCATCATCTTCTGAATCTCGAATTTCCCTTTCAAAAAACTGTGTGATTTGCTTGTCGTGAAACTTAACTTGCACTATTGAATCTTTAGTAAATTCTAAAGAATATTCTTCCATTTTCATTCCCCCTAAGAGCATCAAGAGTTATTATAGTAGTGTGAAACGGTGATAGTTATATATACCCGATTCTACAAATATTAAACATGGAGAGGTGATTGTTATGCCAAGTTTTGGTGGATTCTGGCGTAGAGCAGATAAGAAGCCAAAGGCTTATGAAGTTGACCAACAAAGGTTGACGGAGATGTACCAAGACCTATTGGTTTATTCAGACCCAAGCACAGACAATGGTTGGGAAGATTTAAAACCGCAGAAGCTTAGTCCAGAGATTATCAAAAAGATGACAGAGGACAGTGTAATTAAGTCGGCTTTAAATATCTTAAAATTGTCAGTCCTTAGTCGTGGATTCAAAATCACAGTAAAAGATGACAAGAATAATGAGATGGCTGAGTTCATCCAAGAGAACTTTGATGACATGGATGGTAATATCGAAGACTATCTCTTGCAGATGTTGACATGCCTAGAGTTCGGTTATTCTGCCACAGAGAAGGTTTACGAGCGTCGTAAAGATTCAAACGGCAAAGACCGAATCATGTTGAAGAAGTTGAAAACCCTAGACCCACAAACGATGCACATCAAGACTGATGCGTTTGGTAATGTGCTTTGGTACAACCAACGTGTTGGTGCTCGTGATATTAAAATCCCTAAAGAGAAAATCATCTGGTGGGTACACGATAAACAGTTCGGTGATATGCATGGGCGCTCAGAACTTATCTCTTGTTACAAGAACTGGTACATCAAGGATAAGATTCTCAAGTTCGCTAACGTCGCTTACGAGCGATATGGAACACCCCTAATCATTGGTCGAGTAGAAGATAAGACAGATGTTCCTAAAATGAAACAGCTTCTTCAAAAGATTAATGGTATGACTTCACTTTCTATTAGTGGGGAAGATACTATTGAAGCAATTCAGAACCAATCGAACGTTGACTGGGTAGCTGTATTGGAATACCACACTCGTCAGATTTACGAGTCAATGAACATTCCATCAATGCTCGCATCATCTTCTAAGTCGATTGCAGGTTCATACGCTTTGTCTAGTAACCAACTTGATGTGTTCACATTAAAACTTCAATCACTACAACGTGATATCAAGTCTATCATGGAAGAACAACTAATCAAGGAATTGATTGATATGAACTTCCCTAGCGCTGATGAATATCCAAAGGTTGTATTCTCACCACTCGTTGATAAAGACATGAAGCAATTGTCTGATGTTATCGTCGCAATGATTACAGCAGGTGTTGTAATGCCTACCGAAGACTGGATTCGTGAAGCACTTGGATTCGACAAAGCTAGTGACGAAGATAAAGCTATCGTGCAGAAACTTCTCGATGCAGAAGTCGAACAGAAAGTTGCTCTTGCTGACTACTACACTTCTGGTAACAACGAAGGAAATCCTACTGGTGGTCAGACTAAACCGACTGGTGGTAAGATTGTCAAGAACGGTGCAGGTTCCGCTACAGTGACTAAAGCGAAAGGAACGTCCGCTTCAAAGGACGAGAGAGCATCAGTAGAACGTGAACGTGCTGTCCGTCTCGATGAAGACGTAGAGTTCGAAGACGACCCAAAGTTGTAAACTTCTCTAGCCAAATCCCCTATGAAGCCGACAAGGTTTTAAAGGACATTGAGAAAGCTTACATGGATGAAATCACTGAACTGTAC